TTAATAATTGCTGGGTTTTTCGCTACTTTTAATGTAGCTTCATGGGTAGTATGCGCGCGGTGGTGGTGGTGTTTTTTTCCGTAATCCAGACACTTTATCCCGCATCTTTTACGGGATACATTGCGTTATCTGACTGCGCTTCCAGATATGCTCGTGGGTCTTCCTCTCCGGTTTCGTCGTCGTACCAGTCGCACCAGCCGTCATTCCCGTCGCCGTCATAGTCCTTCTCAAACTTATGCAACCCGCCTGCATTGCAGTAGTCCGGCTTGATCTTGTTCTCGAACTGAAACATGTCGTATGCGGCCAGAACATCCAGCAGCTTTGCGCCTTCTTCAACGTCCTTGACTGGCACCGTGAATTGCTTCATCGGCATCTGTGGCACCCACCACACCTGCAGATCACCTGGCTTGTTTGTTGTCTTCATAAGTTCTTTCATTTTTTCGTCACATAACGGTATGTCGAAACGGACTTTCAGCCGTTCACAACGGCGTTAAAAATCAATCCGAACCATCTAGTTTCATTGATTTCCTCATCATGGCGTGATAGAGGTAAGTTGCTGCCGACCAGTCGGCAAGTGTGTTTATGTCGCACACCCGTTCAGCAGGTAGCGGGCACATGGCAGTGTGGGGTGCGATCAGCGGAAGACCATGCATGAATGCATCTGACCATCCCCAGTAGTAGGCGCCAGCATCAGACAGCGGTGACTCTCTGACCGACATCGCAAATTCATGGCCGGGTAAGCGCAGAGCTTTCAGACCATCATGCAGGTCAGACGGTAATAGCAGCGGGGCGGTGGCATAGATCACGCAGGCGGCAGGCATTGGGTTAGCTACTTGATGCAGCACCAGGCGGGCCACCTCTTGCGTTCCCATTGATCCGTCGCACGGTGGGCGATAGATCACAGTGGCGCCAGCCGCCATGGAAATCTCGCCAATCTCTTTGTCATCCGTAGATACCACCACGGCATCAAAGAGCTCAGACTTGATAGCCGTCTCGATGCTGTATTCGATAATTGGTATACCGCAAAACTCTTTTATGTTTTTCCGAGGTATGCGCTGCGAATTTCCGCGAGCTGGGATTATGGCAATACTCATAATTAGCCAAATATTTCTGCGGACACTACGTCCACAATCTGCCGTGCCAACTGCTCATTGCTAAGCGTCTTGTTCTCCCGCTGGCTGTTGAAGATCACGCCCAGGCGCGGCACCAGCACGGCCCGGTGCTTCTCGATCAGAGCAGCTTTATGCGAAGATGGCATGCGCAGGCCTTCATCTGCTTCAAAGGCTAGGTCGGCCAGCTTCTGGGAGGCGAGCAGCGCCACATCGGATGGCATCAGGAAGTTGTCAGTCATCGCCGGTACCAGATCACCGGAGTCGCTGGGTTGACGGCTGAACAGCAGGAACACCGCTTTGTCTCGGGCCACGATCTGCATCTGCAGATCGGTGTGGATCACTCGGTTGGATAGGTCGCTCATTTGATATGTCTCCATGCTCTAGTTACGATGTCAGTGATTGTTCCTCGTGAACATCCAAACTTATCTGCTAATGCTATTGAGCTTCCTGGGTCTGGATATCGAGAATGCTTTTTGTAAGACTTCCGAATTTCAGTAACCTGATCCTCACGAAGAATAGAAGACCCTTGCGCCTGTCCATACGCAGCTCGCTTTCTTCCTTTGGAAATCATGTCTGCAACATTGTCATATTGCGTCCCAATAAATAGATGGTCTGGGCGCACACATGCTTGGTTGTCACATTTATGCAGCACCTTCATACCGTCTGGTATCGGACCATTGGTCAATTCCCATGCGATTCGATGAGCGGAGTACATCCTCCGCTTCTTAGAACCTCTTTCTCCCATGTGGAACTGACCATATCCAATGGTCCCGTTTGTATTTTTACCTCTGGCGGCTATCCACTCTATGCATCCGCTATTCGACACCTTTGTTTTAGACCAGAATCTATCTTCCAAATTCATTTAAAGCACTCCTGCAAACTTAGGTCCCCATAATCACTTCTGGGGAGGTCTACATTATTCCGTGGAAGTCCTTGCAGTTTCCATAAAAGTCGAGCTGCTACGTCACAAGAAATATAAGCATGCCAACTCGGAAATATCAAGGTGTCATCCTTTGGTGAAACGCCCTCAGTGCGTCCGTCAAACCGCGCACGGCGCAGCCAGGCAGCAGCATCTGGGTCATCCAACAGAATGGCACCGCCCTGGGTATCAGCCAATATTTTTGTAGCGTGAAAGCTAACGCACTGCATGTGGCCGGGCCGGTACATGCCGCTGGTGAAGCGCCGGGCACTGTCGTAAATCCTGGTGCCCCTGAATCGGTATTCCCCTTGCCAATCCTCATCATGGAATGTGACCTGGTGGCCAGCGTTGAGAATTGCAGCGGGAACGCCGACATAGCTGAGCTTCGGCATCGATATGACCCGGGCCTTTTCCACGACCTTGAACCACGCCAGCGCCAGAGTGATGGCCATGGTGCAGCTGGTGGTGGCCACCGCCAAAGGTGCGCCGGTGTAGTTGCACAGCGCCTCCTCAAAGGCTTTGGTTACGTCGTGGGCGTTAGACATGCTGCAGCGCCTCCCGCAGTTCGGCCACGGTCATGCGCCTTGCCAGGTCGCTGGTGTTGCCGGGTGCCATACCCTCGTGCAGCTTCTCGCCCTCCCCCAAATGGGTGATGACCGGCTCCAGCCCCATGGCCAGGGCCAGGTCACCCAGGCGGTAGGCAGGCAGATCCGGAATGACCAACTCGCCGCCGCGCATGTTGCACGCCGTGTCGATCACCAGCTGCACCGCCTGGTCCAGCGTCATCCAGAACCGGGTGGCATGCGGGCTGGTCATGGTCACCTGCTCACCGCGCGCAGCCTTGGCACGCCAGGTGGGTATCACGCTGCCGGTGGATCCGGACACATTGCCGTAGCGGGTCACCGCGAAGATCGGGCCGCTGGCGCCGCGCTCATTGTTGGCAGACAGGAAGACGTCCTCGGCCAGGGCCTTGGTCTTCCCATAGGTATTGGCAGGCTCGAAAGCTTTGTCGGTGGACAGGCCGATGACCTTGGCCACCTTGGCGCGGCGTGCAGCCTGCACCACGTTTTCAGCACCTCCCACATTGGTCTTGCGCATCTCTGTCGGGTTGTACTGGCCGACCTCCACACGCTTGAGTGCGGCCGCGTGCACCGCCAGGTCGCAGCCTTCCATGGCCCAGGCCAGACGATCGCCATCGCGAACATCCCCAATGAAGAAGCGCAGCCGAGAGTCGTCGCCAAACTCCTGACGCATCAGGTGCTGGGAGTACTCCCCGCGGCTGTAGATGCACACGCGTTCAGCACCCATGGTGAGTACCTTCCGAGCGAAACCACGGCCGAAAAAGCCCGCGCCACCGGTGATAAGCACATTGCGCATGTTTAGGCCGCCGCTGCAGGTTGATCAGCGCCAGCGGCCGTGTCAGCTTGGGCAGTCGCGGGGCCTTCGGCTGCGTCTGGTTCGTGTGCCACAGCGCCATCGGTCGCCGCTGCAGCTGCATCAATCGCCGTGGTTGTTGGCAACTCGGTCGCCGCGACAATTGCACCAAGGTCCATCGCGGGCGCCTGGGACAAACCCGAATACGACGGATCCAGAACTGCACCAGCGCCAGCTACTTCCGAAACAGATTGGCCTGTTTCTGCAACGCCAACGGGGTTTTGTGCAACAACCGGGGCAGGTGCCACCAGCTGCACGGCCGCCCGCTCCAGCTTGGCCAGCGCATCCACAATGTGCTGCTCATAGACGGCGACGCCACTGCGGTATCCGCGCAGCATCTCTTCCAGGTGGGCTTTCAGTTCATCCAACATCTTCGGTACCTTTCAAAAATGCCAGGCAATCAGCGCCTGGCGAGCCGGGGCAGGACCTGCCCTAAAAACAAATTGAGGGCGCTGAGCTCGGTCAGCTTCTTGACCAACCAGATGCGCTTCTGGCCATGGATGCCGTTGTGGCTGCCGATGTGGCAGTCCTTGCAAAGGGGGATGGACGTCCACCAGTCGCCCTGCTCTATCTCGTGGCAGTCGCTGGGACCGTCCTGTCCACAGACCACGCAGCCATGGCTCTTCACTAAGTAGATGTGCCGTGCCTCAGAAGCCGTTGGGCTTGGCTTATTCTTGCTTTGCATTACACAATCTCCATCACTGTTTCGATGAAGATTTGCGCTTGGATAGCATTGATCGCGTTACCGTAGGCGCGCAAGCGTCCCACTCGGGCGGGAGCCCCATTAGCCAACGGGAATGTGCCGGGTTCAACTGGCCGCCACTTTCCATCCCGGCATCCGAGCCAATCAGCAGCTCGCCAGAATCCGTTAACCGGGCCGGGCCGCATATCGCCGCAAAGTCCTGTATACGCTGCTGCACTTTCGATCCATCCGCGCGCGTCATTGACATTGCCCGCGCTGCCTGACCGCCGCCCGTGCAATCCGATGTTTGAGGCGTCGGCCACCCAATAAAGTCGGTCGCGGATGTGCGGCGCACCGACGCCCGCAGACGGGAACGGGACCGCCCCGAAGGCGTAACCCAGGGTTTCCAGGTCAGCGTGTACAAGGTCGATCCAAGGTTCGGCAGCCTTGCTCGCAACCTGCTCACCAAAGACGCATTCAGGGCGACACTGCGCGATGAGGTGATGGAAGGCTGGCCACAAATGCCGCTCGTCATCAAATCCAGCGCCTTTGCCTGCCGCGCTGAAAGGTTGGCACGGACAGGAACCGGTCCAAACAGATCGGTCGTCATTCCATCCTGCAGTCCTAAGGGCGTGGCTCCAAACACCAATGCCGGCGAAAAAGTGGCACTGGGTAAAACCGCGCAGGTCGCTTGGGTAAACATCTTCGATACTCCGTTCATCAACATAGCCAGGCGCGATGTGGCCAGCTTCAATCAGGTTGCGCAGATAGGCGGCAGCGTAGGGATCAATCTCGTTGTAGTAAGCGGTCATGCAAACTCCTGCATCAGTGATTCCATGCACTGGTACCGGGCGTGGTCGTCAAGAGCTGGCCACAGGGTTTCCTGGGCTCGGTGCGTCCACAGGAAGCTGTCCACTTGGCGGTGCAGCTCGGAAA